GCAGATGCAGAGGTGGTGATTGTGTAGGAGGGCGGTGTTCTAGAACTGATAACAATGTTGCCGACTGTTTGCGTGGGTAATTCACCAATCTGGAAGGTAATTCCCAGCGTAGTTTCAACAACTGAGGGGCGGGCAATAACTAAAGGCATAGGATGTATTTATATGACTGCCTTTAGTTTTCCCTTTTTAAATATTTAGGTAAGTGTCTGTTTCAACATTAAAGTTGGCTGTGTACCTGACGTTTTTTGTAAGCCTCAAAACATTTACATGAGCTTTTATGGCAGTTGTGTAATCCATGCCTCCGCCAATAGTATGGGCATTGAATAAAGTTGTTTGACTTGCAAAGTTATTATTGTTAAAGGCTTGAACTACTCCATTAATGCAAAGATAGATAATAGTTGCTTGAGGTATTGTAGAATCTATGCAAGCGGCTAAATGATTGAAATCATTTACATAAGGTTGAGTAAAAACTACTTCAGTCTCAGTACCTTGGCTTGTAGTCCAAGTGAAGTGTAGGGATATCGTGGGATTTTCTATTAATAGAGATGAAGTAGTATAACCCATTCGCCAGCGACCATTAACCGCTACAGCTTTATAATTCCCGATTATGCCTGATACCCAACCCGTTGCTGGTTCTGTTATTCTGATCAAAGAATCTATAGTTTTTTTGCTCCCTGCAAAGGGAGCAAAATTAGACACAAAATCAGAACCTAGGGTGAGGTGGTTAGCACCCGAAAAAAACAAACTACCAAGACCATACTTTTTAGGGTTAATTGTATTAATTACTCCGTTTTGGTTCATGATTGAATGATTAAAACTAGAATTATCAACAATATTCGTATTATTAGTGCCATTGCCTTTAAGAAGCAATACAACACTATTTAAATATGGATCAACGTTAGGATTGGGATCTGGTTGGGGAGAAGAAACGCTTGTCAATAACCCGCTTCCTAATATGCTCATAGTATTTTTCTGTAATTTGACAATTAATCAGGTATGAACTGCAATCCGCGCAACTGGAAAAAATAGCCTGTTTGTCCTCCGTTATCAGACCGGAGAACTTGGATATAATGAGTGCCGGGGTTTAAGCTTCCTAACTTAATCTGGTATTCCTGGGGGGATGCACCACCTTCGGCTGTTGCGCCATATTTAAATTCTCCATTCAACCAGATAAAAATGGCGTTGTCTATTCCAGCCTCAATTACTGCATTATTCAATTTTTGAGTAAGGTTAATAGGGTAAATAATCGCGTTTTCTGTGAACAAAACCCATTGCAGAGGAATAGATTGTAGATCCGACCAATAGCCGTTCCCGATAGCCGTCATTGGATTTGTGAGCCATGCGCCTAAGATAGACGCGACTGGGGTTAAATCTGGCTCAGGCAGTGTCGCTTCCCCTGTAAATTGGAGGATATTCCCTAGGCTCGAATTGTAATATCCTAGGAGGTTGTTAAAACAGACATCAGAGTAATGTCCCGGAGGTAGAACTAGAGTTCCACTGGATAATTTACTTGTCTTGAATATTCCTGTGATTTGATATTGATCCACCCCCAATCTTATGTTTTGCCATTGTTCACAAGTAAATTCTTGGTAATCAATCACGCCATTGTTAGGGCTCCATAAAAATGAAGTTCCTGATAAAGTCCGCAGTTGATTTAATAGATCATTCACCTGTGACCCAATCAGTACAGGCGACGTTATAGACCATTCTTCATTTATCTGATCAACGCCTTGAAAAACCGTTTGCTGATATCCGTCACCTAGCTTATTTATTAATAGTGGGAGTGATGCTTTTTTGGATGCACTCCACAACGGGTTAAGAATTAAAACGGGTTTAACGCTGCCATCATTTACGGCATTTTCACAGGCTGTTAAATCTGCATAAAGCCCCGGCGTACCGTAAACAGAATCAAGTATGCAACTAAAATTAATGTAATCGTAAGGCATTTAATTAAGTGCCTCTTGAACTTGTGAAGCATTGACAGGGTAAACCCCTAAATCTTCAGCGCGTGATTGTCCGGGTATTTGTGATTGGTAGCTTGGGTCTGGTTCGGTTTCTCCTAGTTTTGCGATAATAGCGTCATAGGAAGATTGAGACAAAACACCACCTGCAAGCAGTGCTTGAGTATTGCCAATTATCCAAGTTAATTTTTTTTGTTGAAGTGCATCCAACACCCGGTCATAGGTTTTAGTTTCGTATATTGCAAACACTTCTTGCGGCTTAACCAAAGTAATTACTTCCTCAATTGTCGGTATTTTAGGTACTTCTGTTTGCGTATCTGGATTTGCTATTAATGGACGATTGTTTAACAGATTAGCAATAGCCGGATAATTTTGTGCTGTCACTAAATCGGCGTATTCCATATTAGCTAATTCAGTTTGTAAAATCTCAATTCTTGATGTCATTTTATCAAGCCCCCGTGTAATATCCAATTGAATAGCCAACAGAATTAGCACCACTTAAATTTAAAATTAGTGCGGTATTTGTGGCTAATTTTATCTCTCTTCTTTCGGGAAAAGTCAGTGCTAAACCGCTTCCTTGGGTTTGCCCTAAGCATCGAAGTAAATTACTAGAACCCTTCAGAATTATCGTTGTTGCCGTTGTAGATTCATTTTGCAAAACTAAGTGAGTAATGTAAATTGAAAGTCCACTACCAGGTGCGGCAACAATAGTATTATCCCCACTGATTGCAATAGTCCCGGACACAGAGGTGATAGTCGGTTTTTCAGGAATATTCCTAACGATTAGACCTCGCTCAGTCCCCATAGGTGTTGCGTTAGTTGCCCTGAGAGCTTGTAGATTCGTACCATCAGAAGCACCGATCAAAGTCGCGTCTGCCGGCACTGTTCCCCCAGTCGCAACGACGGACGGGTTGGATGCCGTAATACTCCCATTAATCTCAAAAATGGCGACATCAGGATTGTTCGTCGTCCCTGCTGACGTAGCAGATAACGCCCGTTGCCTTATAGTCCCAGTTCCGTCAATATATGGTGCTGTAGCCATTTGTTAAAATTCCATTGCAAAAACAGAGGCATATCGAGAAGTGAAAGTCGCATTCCAGTTATATTTATTCAGGTTTATCGGACTAGAAACAACCCAACGCGATGACCTGCCGTTAATGTCAACTGCCGCGACTCTGACGTAATATTTCCCAGCCGATATGTTTGTAAATTGTGTTGAGGCACTTGTTTCAAATCTGGTATTCCCCCACAAACCATCGTCGCCAAGGCGTAATTCAATTGTGTAGCCTGTGATATATGGATCACGCTTACTATTTAGCAATGGAAAATCCCATACTGCATTGAGATCAAACAGGTCAATTGTTCGGTAGCTAAAGGTGATATTTCTAGGAACTGACACAACGACGGGAGGATTACGCCGCTCTGGCAACGGCTCAAGACTCCAGCCATTTTCAATTCGAGAATATTTGGCGGGATTGTACTCGATGGCCGTAATTTCGTGAAACATTTCCATGCTGCCAGCACTTGGAACACGATTCAAAACCCGGAATAACTGCGGCTGTACCGTAGATGACGCGAGAATCCAGTTTGACTCCGGGGGTGGTGCTGATGATAGGGCTAAATTTAAAGTGAGGATTATCGCGGCTGTTCCTGGCGAGTTGGTAACGACTCTTTCGTGAACCGTGCCATCAGCAAGCATTACCGTGAGGGTGTAAGTTTCATCCTCTAGAATTTCCACAGGATTATCAAGAGTGATTGCTGTTGTAGTGGCCGCCGCGATCAGCCCGCCATACCGGATATCAGCCCTTTTTGAGTCCATGATCCTGATAATATCGCCGGGCTTTGTATAAGTCCCGTATGCCCTGCTTTTAAAAGTTACGGTTTCCTGCTCCAGTCTGTCAGTTAGCAGCGTGGCATACCCAGCCCGTCGCGCTTGTCCTCTTGACGTGCAAGCAAAAGCAGATAGCTCAATTTCCCTTACGCCATATTTAGCAATTCCATCAGGATCGTCAATTGCTTCTACGGATTGACGGTAGAAGTCGTCAGGATTTGCCCAAGTTACTAATGCTATAGTGTGTCTGGTTTTCAGCCCTGTGCGAGTGTACGAAAACATCCCCTCTTCAATATCAGATTGGGTAAATTGTGCCACTGGTGATCCGGGTTTGTCTGCCACAAATCCGATTGCTCCAGACATCCAGTAGGAGAAGCCACGAAATATTGATAGAAACTGCTGAATTACTTTGTACGCCTCGTCTTTGCCCTCTAGCAATAAATGGCATTGAAACCTATGCTCTGTGCCGCCATAGCCATTAGGGACGTACTCATTGCAGTATTGGCTAATTTCGTATAATGCCCATTTATCAATTTGGGACTGATTGATAAATCTACCAAGTCCGTAGCGAGTATTGGTGATTAAGTCATATAAAATCCACGCCGGATCTGCCACTGCTACCGATGGCGTAGTAAAAGTCCCATTCCAAGTTCCGCTAAATGTTAGCCCCCTTGTAGCGGTAGGGGTGGCATTGCTGGGAATTTGAATTTTCCGCCCTGCTAACTTCAGGGATATTTGGGGCAATGATTGGAACTGAGCCGCCTTAAAACTAAACCCAAATAATGCGCTGTTGGGATATGCAAGTTTAACTTCAGTTGCTTGTGTGTAGGATTGCCACCTTAAAACCCGTTGATACCGTGTTTCGTCTGCGTCCTGCGGCGTAGTTCGTTCTACGCGGACGCTGAAGCTTGAAACCGTGCCACCGGTGTTATTAACTGCAAAGGCGTATTCAAATTCTGTTATCGTGGCAAAGCGTCCGCCTATATTGCCTTCATAAACGAGAACAAACGCACCCGCACCCTGTTTAATAAAAATCTTAAACCCTACATTTAACCCCAGCACGCCCCCATCTGGCGGATATTCCTGTAGGACCACACCCAATCGAACACGAATAATATCTAGATTGGCGTTGGTAATTGTGCGGGTAACTGGGAGTAGGTTTTTCACTTCAGAACTAACGCTAGTTTCTGAGGTTATTTCATCCCCAAAACCAGGCATCCTGCTTTGCCCTTGAGTTCCGAGCCTGTAATCCCATGTAAATCCGTCGAAGTTCAGAGAGCCGTCGGTATTTTGAATAGGAGTTTCATCAAGGTAGACAGATTTTAGCCCAGCTATTGGTCCTTCTATTTCTCCCTCTGACACAATCCCTAAAACTGATGCGATTGAAACGGAAGTTCCTGATACTGCGGTTTCTGGCGGTTTTGCGGGCTTGCCACCACCACTACCGCCAAATCCTTTAAATTCTTGTTTTTTTGGCATAATCTCAGATAACAAAATCTGAGATTATATTTGCCTGTACAAGCCTTTATAATTCAGGAACCAGTAGCATTCACTCATGATTTTTGTTTCTCAAATACGTAATGCCAATCAAGCCAAAACTTGAAGCAAGCAAACTGAATTATCAAGTTGCCGTAGCTCCAATTGATATAGACCAACCGCCAGTCTAGCAATGTTAACTGGAATTTTATCTCAATCCCGTCAATTGTCGCGCCGTTGTATTTGCCTTTCGGCAAGATGGCTTTAAGTTGATTTAACATTCTAACGCTGCGTAATAATCATCCCAAGTCTCATCAATAGTTCCTGATACTGCGGTTTCTGGAGGTTTGCCGCCTCCGCCGCCACTACCGCCAAATCCTTTAAATTGTTTTTTCGGCATAACCACAATTGATGTTTGTGGTTATTTTTGCCAGGATGGGAAATGATTACCGCCATGGCTAATTGGTAAGACTGTTTAATATTCTAGTGCTGTATAGTAATCATCCCAAGTTTCGTCAATAATCTCATCGACTGTTTTCCCATTACGGAGCGCGAGAAACTTGTAGCTTGTCCAGAACTCTAGATCATCTTCAGTATATAGTGGTTTACCAAAACTTCTCATGGACAGAAGTCTTTTCCTTAATAGATTGCTTTGCCACGCAAGGCTGAAATTATTTTTTGTGTCATTAAAGTTACCCCCATTTCAGTTAAATTATATTCGTCCCTGGCATCTAAATTCTATTTCTATAAACTCAGACGCAAGCTTGTAATTTCTCACTATGTGACGGAATATATCACCATTTTGATCAGGGATATATATTCCGTCTGGGAAATAGAGAGGGATTAATGCACGCTCTAATTCCCATGCAAAACCAGAAATATTAGCGCCTGAGAAATGGCGGAATTTAAAGTTATCGGGGTGTGCGCTTTTATAAACCAAATCTTGATAGAAAGTTTGTAATTGCAATAGAAATTGAGCGCGAAAAATCTTTATATGCTCTCCATCAACATTCCACCAATTATCCCCAATATTAGCAAATATTCCAGCATCATAAATGCCGTATTTGCCATTAGCTAATTTGACGCATTTTTTAGGCGTGAGATTAGTTGAAGAAATTAGTATTGGTGAGTGCGCGATATTCGGATCAACAAATTTAGCTACATCAAATGTCATGGTATTCATTAAAATGCTACTCCCATGATAAATATTTGCCAGGGTTTAAAAAATCCCTACACCGTTTGCTGCAAATCTCTGTCTCCGCAAAATAGGACAGGATATTGCAAAAACCACCGAAGTCAAAACCCAGAACAGCGAAAGAGGGTGAAAAAAGCAAGAAGCAAATAGTTAAACCCGTCAGCAATGGCGGGTTTTTTATTGCCTATTTCCCACCACCTCCACCACCGCCTCCACCACTACCACCGGAAACATAGGAAGTTGTAATCTTGGCACTGATAACGTAGATCCCCACCAACGCCACCCCGTAAATAATCGGCACGCGACCCCCTTCTTTAACGGTTGTTGACGTGCCACCAAACACTAGGGATTTTTTATCATCCCCGCTGGGTGAATCTTGTCTACTGAATAGCGCGGAAATGCCCTGAAACAACAGCGCGCCCCCAGTTAACCCAACTGTCAGCGGCGCTATTCCCAATAGCCCAACAACCCCAAACGAAGCCGCTACAGCCAACCCAATCAGTGTCACCCCGGCGATAATCCTGCCAGCCGCACCAGCCCCAGCAATTATAGGCGTAATGCGGATTGATTGGACTTTTTTGGAAATTGGGCATTTTAGATGCTCCTCCCCAATCTCTTGATACCCTACCCGGATTTGATAATTTACCCCAAACGAAGCCGCTTCAAACAAGTAATTAGCAAAGTCTTTGAAGTTGGCTTTTAATGCTGCGATAGCTTCGGCAACACTAGATACAGCAACGGTAATTTGTGGGGTAAAATAATCTGCAAGTTCCCCTTGTAAATAGATTGTAATCATGAGTTATTTAGGTTTAAACAATATAGGCAATATGGGCGAAGATCCTGAAATTAAAGTTGTGATAAAGGGAAAACCCATTTCCAGTTTATTGGATGAATCGTGGTTTTCGGACTTAATCAAGATTATTCCTGAACTAAAAACATTACTTATTAATGGTGTCTTGACGGGCGTTTGCTTGTCTCCTATGACGTTCACGTTTCAGGTAAATGGGATGAGACACGCTGACGACACAAGTACAGTAAGCGTCAAGTTAATGGCGCTT